ATTCGCGCTGGCGCTGTGCCTTGATGACGCGTTCCTGATCGACACCCATCTGCTCGACCCAGTACCGGCAGGCACCCGCGAGGGCGTCGAGTCGGTCGTCGTGCTGGAGGGCGTTCTTCTCACGGGTGATGTGAGCGATCTGGTGCAGGAGGGAGTAGGACGGTCGCTTCTCGACCGGGTATTGCGAGAGGGACTTCTCCTCGTCGCGCATGATGTCGTCGTTGAAGACGAGCGATCCGCGAGCGATGATCGGTTCCAGTACGTCGATGATGCGGAGTTCCTTCTGTCCGGACTCCCATGTCTCCTCGATGGCGCAGCCACCACCCACGGTCTGCGGGTAGCCTGCGCGGAGGAGCGGAAGCCAAGTGTGGAGGTACGCCCCGTTGCCGAAGTTCTTCTCGACGAGGATGCGGTTCACCTTCCACTTGGCTGCGATGCCGGTCAGCTTCTCGAAGTTCGCGTTATCGAAGCCGCCCTTCACGCCACCGACTTCCAGCACGTACAGCGTGCCGTTCAGGAAGCCGACGACGGCGTATCCAGTCTCGTCACCGTTCTTGCCGCCACCTGCCGGGTCAACGTACATGACGATGCCTTGCAGAGGACCGCGATCCGGTGAGACGCTGGAGGGAATGCCGAGGGTGTAGGTCGTGCCGTTGACCATGTACTTGATGCACTCGTGAACGAGGACACCGGGAGTAACGGTCAGCGGGTACGACTCAGCCAAGCGCATGGACAGAATCTTGGCGAGGCGCAGCGGGAAGCGTTCCGAGTCAGCCAGCTTCGTGTTGAGCATGTGCTGCAACTGGAAGTAGGCCGGGCCTTGGTCGCTCTCCTTCTTGGCGAGCAGTTCTTCGCAGCCAGCCGGGAGTTCGGTATCGACAGGTTGCCCTTGGTCGCCCAGCAGCCCGCCGCCGATCATGATGGACGGGTCCGCTTCCATGCGGCGCTTGACGAACGGTGCGAGCATGTCGCCGTAGTTCGGTACTTGCGCAGCGGTCGGATAGCGACCGGGCCAGATGCGGACTGTGTAGCCGCGACCGGGAAGGGTGTTGTAAATGGAGTTGATCGACTGAGGCGTCCCGAGGTACACGATCCGTCCGGTGGAGCAGATCGATGGGAAGTCCCGCGTCAACTGAAGCAACGCCTGCCGCTGGTGCTCGGTCAGGGAGTTCTTCGCACTCTCAATGTCGTCCGCGATAAGTAGGTCGGCGCGCTTACCCTGCAAGTTGCCGGTGACGCCTACGCACGCCACGGATGGCGACTTATCCAGACCCTTGAGGGTGTGATGCACGTCGAATGCCTCGACCGAGGTTCGGTCGCCTGCGTTGCGGTCAGGGCGAAGGCAGTCCAGAATGTCCATCGTCATGATGACGCGGACGATCAGGGTGGAGATTTCGTTGGCTTGTGTGCCGCCAGCCGAAATGATTAGGATACGAAACTTGGGATCGTGGATCAGACACCAGACTGCGAACAGTGCGCAGATGGTGGTCTTGGCCTGACCGCGCTGCGCCTGAATCATCAGGTAGTGCGGGCCGTACTCCAAGAACTCAGCGATGTCAGCCTGTACTTCAGAGAGCGAGAAGCCTAGCTCGATCATGCCGTCTTCACAGAACGGAATGAAGTGCGGGTAGGCTCCCTGCAACATCTCTAGCTGCTCAATGCGCTGCAATGCGGATTCAATGCCCTCACGGGCCATACTTCGGCGTAGCCATCTGGTACGCTTGTTCGACAGCGGCTTCAGCCTCTGCGTCGGTTACTTCTGGTGTGGGCACGAGCGGCACCACGTTGCTGCCACGCTGCTTGCGGCGGGCCTGCATCTCTTGAATCTTCTTCTCCATCTCCGACAGAGCCTTGTTGTCCTCGACCACGGCGGTGATGTTGTTGTCCTTCAGGAACTTCGTCGCGGCACCGAGGATCGCTGCATTGCAGAGGTCAGGGTCGCCCACGAGGTCGGTGAAGGTCTTGGCGATCAGAGCGTGCAGGTCCGCCAGCGCGTCTTGGCTGGCGGTCTTAGCCATTAGGTCTTCCCCTTGAGAGTGCGCCATACCTTCGGCGCGATGACGATGAACTGGAGCACGAGGTACAACGCCGTGCCGTACATGACCCACTCGGACAACGGATGCCCGAGATAGTCGGCTCCGGTGACGACCACCGGAGGTGCTGCTTGTGCTGCCGCCGATGCTGCGTCACGGACGTTCATTGATACTCCTAAGTTATCGGTTCACGGCTTCGAGAGCCTTAACACGGTCGTTAAGCTCCTGAATGGTCCGCAGTGCCAGAATCAGCAAGCGGCTCGTATCAGGTGTCTTCGTCTGGTCGGACAGGGTGTGCACGTAGTCCGGGTCAATCGACTCAAGCTGCTGAGACGTGACACCCAGCTTCCAGTGCTCCCCACTGTTGTAGTTCGGCTTGTAGTCAAAGGAGACGAACTCCATCCTCTCGACATCGTCCATGAACGTCTTGTCAACAGGCTGGATGTTCTGCTTGTAGAACTCGTCCGACGTGAAGTAGTTGCAGCCGACCGAGCCGATGTCCGTCGTCCACTCGATGTAGCCGTTAGCGCGAACCGGGAGGTTGACAGTGTTGGACCCGTTCTTCTGAGTCACCAGCCACGAGTACGTACCGTTGTTCATCAGGTACGGTAGATCGCGGTTCCCGTTGGCGTACCCAAGCTGCTGGCACGAGTCGAAGTTCATCTTCCCGTTCGCACCGTTACACTGAATGAAGGCGTCAGTCCAGATGGCACCTTGGTGTGTGCCATCGACCCATGCGCGGACCTTGCCGTCCCACGAGAACGAGTAGCGACCGTTCGAACCGTCGCGCCCCCACACGTAGTTAAACACGTTCATCTTGCCGCTAAGCTGCGACGTGAGCCAGCTAGACAGCCAGCCGCCCCAAACCGTGCCGTACACGTTACCGTCCGTGTTGAACGTGGCAGCACCTGCGTATAGTGCACCTCGCGCCGACGCGTTGCCGTTGTCGAAGATGCTAAAGTTGACTGCGGTGTTCGCGGAGTTGACCGCCTCAAGCGTACTGGCGACCGAGTTGGCCCGCATGAAGGGCTGGTAGCCGCCTGCGTTGAACCGGAGCGGGAACGAGTACGTGGTGTTCTGGTTCTTGAGAGTCGTCGTGCTGCCGATGTCCAAACCGTGGTTAGAATCCGCCAGCGTCAGGAGGCCGGTGCTGAGACTGTACGTGATGGGACGGTACGTGTTGTACGAGCCGCGCTGGTTGCCCGACGCCGTGGACATGAGATACAGGTTCGACGCGTCGTTGCGCCAGTACGTGCCGTAGTTGCCCGAGATGATGCGGAACGAGTCTGCAAACGTGGAAACAATCGCCCCGCTTACGTCACCGCCCGACTTCTGGTACGCATTGTCCGCTGACGCCTTGGCCGTGTTCGCGGTATCGAGCGCCGTCTGCGCCTTGGCGTCCACACCATCTGCCGTTGCCTTGGCTGTGTCAGCCGTGGTCTTCGCCGTATTGGCGGTAGTGACTGCGGTGTTCGCGTTCGTCAGGGCGGTGCTCGCCTTGGCGTCGATGCCGTTCGCCGTGGTGACGGCTGCACTGGCATTCGAGAGCGCGGAAGTCGCCTTCGCGTCGATGCCATCTGCGGTGGCCTTGGCCGTATCTGCGGTGATCTTCGAGGCGTCAGCCGTCGTCTTCGCCGTGTTGGCGGTCGATACCGCACCAGCCGCCGAGGCGGTCGCTGCGTTCGCCGTGGTGATCGCGGTAGCAGAGTTCGCCAGTGCCGTGTTCGCCGTACTGAGCGCCGTTGCCGAGTTGGCGATTGCCAGCACCGAGCCGTCGTTCAGCAGGTCGAAGCGGTCCGCCATCTCAGCGGCGACGAAGATGCTCTGCTGGGCCATCTTGTCGAGATTCTGCTCGTTCAGCACTGCACCGTTCGTGAAGTCCACCAGAGGCGCTGACTTCTGCGTGTCGCGGTACAGCACAATGTATTGCCCGGTCGGAACCGGGGATGCCAGCTTGATCTGGCTGTCCGTCTGCCACATGCCTGCCGTGATGGTCAGCATCGTGGACGTGCCCGTCGCCGGGTTGTAGATGTAGCCCTTCACGTCCGCCTTGGCGATGTAGCCGCCAGCGAAGTTGAAGGTGTAAAGCGTTGTGGCCCCATCACCTGCGGCGACGAGCATCGAATTGCGAAGCCCGCCTTGGCCGGAGGCTCCGAGCCACGGTACGAGGTAATCCTGAGCCATGTGGCCTCCGTGTGGTTGGGATTGGTGTCTATCAAGTCCAGCGAAATTGGAGGCCCGCGCTGGGCGGGCTTCCGGGGATTACTCTGCTGCCATGCCGTTTACCAGCGCGGTGCCGAGGAAGGTGTTGCTGAGGGGAAGGGTCTTGAAGACTGCGGTCGAAGCCTTGTGGGCGTCCGAGTTCTCCGCGCCGGTCAGCGCCCCGCCCGTGCGGGCGAATGCCGTGCCGACGTTCTTCAGGTAGCCCATCGAGGCGAAGGGGCTGGAGCCGTTGGACTGACCACCGAACATCATGTTGACTGCGTCGAGGGTGTCCGAGCCGATGCCGCTCACGTTGGTCATGGCGGCGACGCCGGAGGCGAGGTCGAGTCCGTGGAATCGCTTCTTCAGGTACTCGTCCCGCTTCACATCGTCCATGCCCGCCGACGAGGCCATCGTCTTCGCCCAGTAGAGAGCCGTGGCCCACACTGCGTTGAAGCCGAACTGCATGACCGTCGTGCGGTCCGCGTGCGACATGTTCCGACCGAACTGCTTCTCGGACCCGACCATGCCTGCGTTGCGGAACTGGGTGAAGAAGCGACCCATCTGCGTCTCCACCTGCCAGCGGGGCTGCTCACCGATGAAGGCGCGCTGGAGCACCTGACCTGTCACCCGGTGAATGGAGCCAATGAAGTCCTCGGCATAGCCGGGGCGATCCTTGTCCCACTTCGACCAGTTGATGATCTCGCCTTCCTTGCGCGCACCGTCGTGCGTCTCCAGCAGTTCCTTGATGTTGCGCACCCGCTCAGCGTCGAGGCCCGTCTCCACCAGCCGCGCCGGGTTCAGGGTGTCTGAGCCGGTACGGATGATGTTGCCTGCCTCGTCGAAGGCCGTGCCACGGATAGCGCGGATCAGTTCCTCTGTGATAGCCGGGACTGCTGCGCGGTGCGTTGCGATCTGCACCGGGCGCGACAGCGACATCCACTGAAGCGCCGTGCCGAGGCCGTGCACCGTGTTGCGGTAGATCGGGTGGCTAATCATCGAGCCAGCGTGCGGCTGCACACCGGACGAAGTCTCGTGGAACTTCAGGCGGTGATCCAGCCCGAGAGCGGACGTTGCCATGATGTTCAACTGCTTCACGAGTTCCGTCTGCTTGCCAAAGGACTTGCCGAACGCCTTCAGGAAGCCGCCGACGCCAACAGCGCCGACCAGCGCGCCTGCGTCGCCCAGCGCATTCAGGCCGACCTTACCCATCATGGCGAGCGCCGTGGCCGACTGGAGAGCCGATGCCGCCGCGTTGTCGTTGATGTTGTGGAGGTCCATGAGGGACTTGCGGACGAACTCCATGTCCACCAGTTCTTCATCCGTAGCGCCGTGCTTGGCGAGTACGTCCTTCGTTGCCGTCCAGTGCGCCTCGTCCTTGATACCGCGACGGGCCAGCGCCACAGCGCCCGCGTAGTGGCTCGTGTTCTGATCCACCATGCGACCGAAGTCCGTGTCCATGTAGTCGAGCATCCGAACGCCGTTCACCTCGTGCAGCAGGTTGAACTCCGTGCGCGAGCGGTCGTTGACCACATCAGCCAAGTCCTTGCGGAACTGCTTGATAAGGTCGTTCGTCAGGCGCGTGGCCTTGTTACCGCGCAGCGCCTTCACGTCCTCCAGCATCGAGGCCGCGACGTTGGCGAAGTGATCGTCAGCGCCCAGCACACGGTCGCCCTGCTGCCGCATGATCTGCGTGAAGTAGTCGTCCGTCCGCTTGTTCGCCATCTCGGTCACGCGCTTCAGCACCTCGCGTGCGTCAGCCGGGCCTGCGTTCGACATCTTCTTGCGCATCGGCTCCGTCAGCTTCTCCACGTACTGCGTGCGGAAGTTCGAGATCAGGTGGTTCCACTCCGCAGCCCGCTCCGGGTTCGTCGCCGCGTCACGGTAAAGCTGACGCAGTGCCGAGTCGTCGAAGCGGTACGGCATGTAGCCCTGCCAGCCGGACTTGCTGATCTTCGTGGTGGCTTCCTCGCCTGCCTTGACACCGTGCTCCGTGATGCCCTTGAACATGCCGTCCATCGCAGCAGCCAGCTTCACAATCGCCGGGTGCGCCTGCGACACGTACTCTGTGCCAGCAGCGCGTGCTTGGCGATGCTTCAGCCGCTCCTCCTGCACCTGCTTGCCGATGCGCTTGAACGCTTCGTTGCCGCCACCTGCCAGCGCTTCTGCCTTCTCGCGTGCGGTCATCAGTTGCGGGTACAGTTCCTTCCACGCGTTCACCAGCGGCGTGCGCCAGTTCGCTGCGAGCATCGCCTTGTCGATGGCCGCCGACGTGCCGCCAAGGCGGTTGCCGCCAGTGGCGTCTTCACACAGCATGTTCGCCACAGCGCGGACCATCTTGTTGTCCGACAGGCCGAGCCGCAGCCCGACCGAGTCAAGCGTGCCCAGCGCCTTGCCGAGGCCCGTCTTGCCACGCCAGTTCTTGTACCAGCGCTCATGGTTCTCGCGCATCTTCGTCGTCTCGACCGGAGCCGGACGATCAGCGAGTGCCTTGAGTTGACCTTCCACCTGCGAGGCCAGCGGCCCGAGCGGGATGTCATGGCGACCACCGACAGCGCGCCCGAGGACTTCCATCGAGGCACCGTCGCTGTAGCGGAACGTGGTCTTGATGCGGGAGTCCAGGACTTTGTCCGCGAGGCCCATCGCCTGCGTCAGGTAGCTCGCCTCACCCGGCTTCAGGCCGATGATCGAGCGCAGCACATCGACGGTCTTCGACAGCAGATCGCCAATGCCCTTGGCGGGCTTGATCGAGCGGAGGTGATTCAGGAAGTCCGCCTGATTCGAGAACAGGCCCGCAAGGAACTCGTCCGCGTTCTTCAGGTAGTACGCCGTCTCATGCTCGCCCTTCGTCAGGGCGGTGCGCTTCGTGCCGTCCTCCTGCTTCAGGCGCTTGTTGAACTCGCGCAGCGCGGACTGGCGCAGCGTGTCGAACTGCTTGAACAGCTTGCCGTGGACCGTGTCGGGGTGGCGCTTGCCATACGACAGCTTCATCTGCGACACCGAGTGCGCGATCTCATGCAGAACGATGCGATGCTGGCTACCCACGTCCGACTTCAGCCCGTCCTTGAACATGTGGACTTCGTGACGGTTCGGCTCGTAGAAGGCGCGACCGTTGCCCTCGTGCCAGTACACCTTGGCACCGCTGTCCGTGATGGCTTCCGAGAGGCGTCCTGCCAGTGCCTGCTCGTGCTCGTCACCGTGCTTCGCCACCTCTGCCAGCGCCTCGCGTGCGGTCGTCGGCTTCGTCTCGCCTGCCATGTACGCCTTGCGCGCCTCGCCCTTCAGCCAAGCGCCGCTGATGACGCGGTTCCGGTCGCCGCCGTTCACCGCCCAGTCGATGACCTTCTCCTCCTCCTTGACCTTCGTCTCCGTGCCGTCGAGTACGTCCTTCGCTACCTCAGCGTCTTCGCGGTCCTTCAGTTGGTCGTCGGTCGGCGGGTTCTTCTCGTCTTCCTTGGCCTGAAGCTCGGCTTCCTTCTCGCGGATTTCTTCGTCCTTCACCGCGTCGATCTTCTCTTGAATCTCGTTCGGATGCTTCGGCTCGTCGTTGGTGACGATCTTCTCCTTCGGGTCAGCGTGCGGATCGATGCTGCCTGCGTCCCGCCCGTCCAGCCCCTTCGAGTCAACCTTCTCCTTCTCCGTGATGTTGTTGATGACATCGTTCGCCGTGCGCTCCGCGCCGTCCGCGAGGTGGTCGATACCGTCCAGCTTCACGCCGGGGTCCGCCTTCTCCAGCTTCGTCTTGTGCGGGATCAGCCCAGCGAGCGCGCCGAGCGCAGCGCCTGCGACACCCTGCCCGACCACGTCCTTCCAGCCGAACTCTTGGTTGTCCATGTCGCTGATCGCCTTGCCCAGCGCGATGTTCGTTGCCGCGCCTTCAGCCGTGGCATACGCCATGCGGGTCATCAGCGCTGCCTCGACACCGCCGCGCACCGCGTTGACACCTGCGCCGACGCCAATGGTCGCTGCGAGCGTCACCGGGTCAGCCATCGCGCCAAGCTGCATCATCAGGAAGTCGCCTGCACCTGCCAGCCCGCTCGTGTTCGCATAGCGGCGTTGGAAGTCCAGATGGTTCATCGCTTCCGTCGTGCGCTGCGCGGTCTGCCCTTCGGACTGCGAGCCGAGCACGTAATCACGCATCTCGTCGTTCGCGTAAATCTCCGGGTGAGCCTGTGCGAATGCGCCGACCTTGTCCGTCGTCCACTTGTAGTTCGGGTCCATCTGATCCTGCGAGGCGTGATCCAGCAGGCGCCCGGTGATCGTGTTCCACTTGAAGCCGTCGAGGAACGTCTCACCCATACCGGCGTGCTGCGTCTCGCGTGCGACTGCGTCAGCCGACTCCTCACCGATCTTCGGGTACAGCGACGTGTCGAGGTCGGGACGCGCTTGGTCGGCACCGTTCGACGCCGTGGCGTTAGCCTCAGCCGCTGCCTTACCACCTGCGCGGAGTGCGAACTCCTTGTCGATGGCCGTCATCTGCGAGGCTGCGTTCGGCTGCTTGAAGTGCGGGACGTACACGTTGTCCGGATCGTCCGCGTTCGGATCGCCAGCTTGACGCGGGGCTGCGCCCGGTGCGCCGCCCGTCAGCGATGCGACGTACGATTGCGTCT